ACTATAGGAGGATAATTAAATGCCTAAAACTAAGTATAATTCTAAAGTAGTTTATTTTGGCGAAGTGTTGATGGACTTGACAAGCGATACAGTTGAACCAAGCAAACTTCTTGAGGGTTTTACAGCTCACGATAAGTCTGGTGCTCCTATTGTAGGCACAAGCACATTTGATGCTGATACTCAGGATGCTACAGCTACGGCTGCTGAGATTCTTAAGGATAAGACAGCATACATAAAAGGTACTAAAGTAACAGGTACGATGCCTAATAATGGAGCTGTTGAAGGCTATATTAATGACAAAACTCAGCCTTATATGATTCCTGCTGGTTATCATGATGGTGCTGGTTCAGTTGGTATTGCTTCTGCAGAAGCTGCTAAGATAATTGCTTCTAATATTAAATCTGGCGTAGAAATCCTCGGCGTAACAGGTACTTATGCCGGTGACCTTACAAAAGGTCAGACAAAGACAGTTACTCCTACAAAGGACGGTTTTACTGTTGTACAGGATGAAGGCTATGACTACCTTGCTTCTGTAGTTGTTAATCCCATTCCCTATGCTGTTACAGATAATACTGCTGGTGGTCAGACTGTTACTATTGGATAAGCCTTCACAACAGGAGGTGATTAGATGGCTGTAAACAAAGTAGTATATTCCGGTGATACACTAATGGATATATCAGACACCACAGCAACAGAAAGCTCTGTAGTGAAAGGGAAAACCTTTTATAAAGCAAACGGTGTTAAAGCTACAGGTACCGCGGAATATGAGCCGTTGATAGTTAAATTTAATCGTACTTTAGCTGTTGCATCATGGTCTGCTTACGGTGATTATTTTAGGCAAACTGTTATGGGTTCACAGGAAACAAACGCTAAATTCGATTTACAGTTTGATATAGCTCAGTTAGCTCAACTTGCAGAAGATGGTGTAACAGCTATAGTAGCTATCAACGAAGATGGAACTGTATATGTATATTGCATGGGAGCCAAACCAACCACTTCAATGCCTGTGCAAATTACAAAGACTCTCTTATATTAAGGAGGTTAAATAGATGAGTACAATTATTGGCAATGCTGTCACCATTGGAGGGGGGGGCGCTAAGCTAAATATAGGCTATGGAGCAACCCCTCCGGCTGACACAACCAAGCTATGGGTACCTTTGGAGAAGAAGCCCGATGCTGTTGAGTGCAGTCCTGTCATAAGTTTTGGGTCAGAGGTTTTTGCTACCGAACAAGGCTCATTTGACGGTAATTTGTATGCTGAAGCACAACAAAACAATATTGTTGGAACGAAGATATATCAGTATTGCGGTGACTACGGCGGATTAAACCCTCAAAACAGTGTGTATTGGTACGATTATGCAACAAAACAAACTGGGAGTTCTGCAATTTCCGGTAGTACGGTTAAAAAAAATCAAAACACATCTATTTCGGTTGGAGATAAAATCTATTCTTTTGGCGGCAGAACACCAAATGGTACAACTTACAATAAAGTCGATGTGTATGACACAACAACAAATACCTTTAGCAATCCGGCACAGTACCCGAACAATTTATGCATAGGTGCTTCATGTGCGTACAAAGATGGGAAAATATATATTGCTGGTGGATATTCTGGTAGTTTTTCAATTGTTAGTCAAATTCAAGTGTTTAATGTATCTACGAATAAATTTGAGACAGCCATTGACTTTAGGGGAATGTATGCGCATCACTGCTCTTCAATTTTTGTCGGTGATAATCTTTATGTAATAGGTGGTAATACATCCTCTGATAACACAAATTCTCATGTTTTGAAAATCAATATAAATGATGGTTCGTTAGAACATATTTTACAACTTTCTCGAAATGTTTATGCCCCTGTTGTCGCTTGCTTTGATAATCGTCATATTTATGTTCTTGGTGGCCCTTCTACTGGTTCGGTGACAAATCCGTCCTATAAGATAGATACAGTCACCAATACTTACGAACAGCTTTCAGGAAACTTTAGTGCATATTCTTTTGGTGCTGCATATGGCATCGTCGGCAACAAGGTATATGTCCTTGGCGGTGGCTCATCTTATGGTCTCGCACCGACTGTTAGGGCAGTTAGAAGTTTTACGGCACAATCAGACCTCACCAACAACCACTTGTTTTTACAAGAAGATTATGGTTACGACTTCCTTTGGTCTGCTATCAAGTCAAAAGACGCTGACCTTAAAGTAAAAGTAATCAACGCTTATCTTGGTGACAGCAACAACATAGCACAACTAACAAACGCATACCTCTACGACAGCAAAGACCTCAAATGGAAATCCCTTTCGGGTGAAAGCTATGTAGCGGATATGCAGAACGCACTAAATATATTAGGGGTGAACTAAATACTCACCCCGGAAAGGGTGAATATGAGTATTTTAGGAAATCCCATTACGCTGGGTGGTGGAGGAGCTGGTTTGAACATTGACTTTGGCTCCACACCTCCCGCAGACACAAGCAAACTGTGGGTTCCGCTGGGGAAGAAGCCGGATAAGGTTTCCGTTATATCCTATTTTGATGGCCAAACAGGAAATCTTCAATCACTTGGTTCTTTTTCGCCAGAGTCTGGTGGTGGCGCCAGTTCTTTGTCACCAAGAATAGTCGGAGATGAACTTTGGGTTGTACGAACCAATACATTTGTGAGTAGTGTCGAAAGAACTGTTATAGCAAAATTCAATCTCAAAACAAAGCAGTTTGTTGAAACCTTGACAGCATATAATATTGGTTATTTGGGATGTGGAATTGTTAAGGTAGGTGACAAGATATATTCTCTTAACACACATTACGAAAGTGGAGGTTATGGCTACACCGAGGATAAAATGTGTATTATCGACCCGACAACAGGAAGGTATAGCCGTACCACTCTTTCAATTAGTGAAATTACCTTATATGCTTATATAAGTGCAGTTACAGATGGGAAATATATTTATGCTCTTGGCGGTTCTAATAGTGACTCCGTTGATAAGATGTTGGTTATCGACCCTGAATTATTGAAGATTACAAAAACCATCTATTTTGGAACCAATTTGTTTCGTGCCACAAGCATTATATACTATAACGGATTTGCATATTTTGCCTACAACAATACGCTAACGGTATCGCAATGTAAGACTTGCATAAAAAGAATAAACCTAACAACATTTGAACATTCCGATATATACCAAAATGGAACCGATATGTTGTCAAGCTATCAATGGTCGTTAACAAATGATGGCGAAACGGCATTTTTGGCTTGGGCAAGCTGGGGAAGCGCATCTTCAAGTACAAACTATTCATTGAAGATACTAAAGTTTAATCTCTCTGACACAAACATAACCCCTGTTGTTATTAGTGACCAAAAGCCCGGAAATTACGTGGGTAGATTATTCCAAGAAGCGTATCTTGGGAATATTTATTCTTGCCTTAATGATACCTTATACACAATTCCTTACAAGCGTGACTTGGCGAGTGGTGATTTGGCGATAACTGCTGATGTTTCCCGTGACGGTATTGATATTTTGGCCGACAAGAATAATTCTATCTTCATAAATCCAATATCGGTTTATCTTGGGGATGAAAATTCCGTAGCGCAGAAAGTGGATGCATATTTGTACGACAACGCAGATGGAAAGTGGAAAACGCTTGACGGTGTTTCTTATACAGCGGATATGCTCAGAGCACTTAATATTATGGGGGTGAACTAAATGGGTTATTACACAGAAAAAGCCAAAGAAGTAAAAGCAAAGCAGGATGCAGAGCTGGAACAGTTGAAAGCAGCCCTGCAAACCCTTGGCGTAGAAACCGAAGAAAAGGAGGAAACAGCCAATGCGGAATGACATCTTAGAGCAGGCGCAGGAAATCCGGACGAGCATTGACAGCGTGACCGGCACCATGGCGGACGCTGATGCAGCAAAGAACTCAATGTTGTTCCTGCCATGGGAAGTTGATACCAAGTATGCGGTGGGTGACCGCAGACGATATGATGGCAAGGTATACAAGTGCTTGCAGGCCCACACCTCGCAGGCAGACTGGGAACCCCCGGCTGTTCCTGCCCTGTGGGTAGTCGTCAATGTCAGTTCTCCCGGCACGATTGACGACCCCATCCAGGCATCGAGGGGCATGGAGTACGAATACGGCAAGTACTACCTCGACCCGGAGGACAGCAAAACATACCTTTGCAAGCGTTTGAATGAGACCGGCACCATCGTGCTGTATTACCTGCCGCACGAGCTTGTAGGCCAGTATTTCGAAGTAGCTCAAAAATAACTTAGATTGATGGGGTATAATGAATGGAAGATTTTATAACTCGAGCTGAACACAACGAGTTCGTAAAACGCATGGAAGAAGAAAACAGTCGGCAAAACAATCGTATTACTTCAGCTGAAAATAGCTTGGAAGTTTGTAGAGAACTTGCTTCAAGCGTCGAGTGTTTGGCTGAAAATATGGCTTCTATGAAAGAAGAACTAAGTAAACAAGGAAATAGACTTATGACTTTGGAAAAGAAGCCTGGTGATAGATGGGAAACAGTTCTTAAAACTGCATTGACTACTATCGTTTCATCACTTGCTGCTATGGTTTTCGCAGCTATTATAGCTAATAATATTATTAAATAATGGAGGTATTTACAATGGATGAATTTGTTACTTGGACTACTCTCGGTACTTATGCTGGTGCAGTTACTATGGTTACACTTATCACTCAGTTTATTAAGCAGTTCGGATTTATGAAGAACATCAATAATCAGATTATTTCTTATGTAGTCTCTGTATCGCTTCTTATTGGTGCTCTCTGCTTCAGTCATTCTGGTGAAGCTATCAATCCCGAAACAGTTATCCTATGCTTCATTAATGCAGTTATCGTAGCTCTTGCTTCAAATGGTGTATATGACGGTGTAACAACTGGTATGCAGAAAATTCAGGAGTACAAACACGAGGAGTGATATTAGATGGCAATCAGAATTTATCTGAGCCCTGAAAGGCGTCCTAAACCACACTCACCATATTACGGTTATCCTGGTATTTATGAACATGATGTTTGTTGCGAAATAGCAGAATACACTAAAAATGCTTTGATTCGTTGTGGTTTTGAGGTTAAAATAGCTTCACCAAATGATAACATGAAGGTTAGAGTTGCTGAAGGTATTTCTTGGAAAGCTAACTATTACATGCCAATTCACACAAATGCTGCTACAGCTACATTGAATGAGGGAACAGCTCGTGGTCCTTGTGTTCTTAGATATGGTAAAGAAGGTGGCATTTCAGATAGGGCATGCAAAATAGTTTATAAACAGCTCATGGCGATTTATCCTAATAAATCAAATAGAATCAATCCGGTTTATGAACGATCAGATTTCTATGAGATTGGTCAAACTCCCATGCTTTCTGTTTATCCTGAGCTTGCTTTCCATGATAATCACGAAGACGCTGATTGGTTGGTTAACAATAAAAAAGAAATAGCTGAAGCTCTGTGCAAAGGTGTTTGTGAATGGTATTCAGTAAATTATGTAAATCCTGAAGCAGACATAGTAGACACAGTTCCTAAAGCTAAATACGATGAAATAGTAAAAGAAAGAGACGCTTATAAGCAAAAATACGATTCATTGGTTATTTCACTTACAAACCTTTATGAGTCACTTAAATAATATCCAGAGAAGCTACGTTGACTTCTGAGACATTTTTAGGTAATAAAGGTTAAATTATATACCCTAAGCCTAAGATACTCTCAGAAGTCATTCTTGCTTTTCTGGTGAAGTACAAAAATTGTTTAAGTAAATTACTCAAAAAAAGGGTTTACAAATCGAATATAAAGTATTATAATTGGGATGTAGCTCAGAAAAAGAGCTGCAAAACCCAGAAAGGAGTTAAAAATGGCAACAAAACTGGAATTCCTTAAAAACATGGCGATCGGAGACATCGTAGCTTTTCGTTGTAAAGGCAAGATGCTCTCAGCAAAGGTCGTCAAAATCGAAAGTGAGGTGCAGCTTAGCCCGAAAAATGAAGAGTACGATGTAGTACTCGAAACACGGAACGGCTCTTGCTACTGTGTAATTCGTGAAGATATTGCATGGGTACGCAAGGGAAACAGATGGCCTGATAGTATTTATCTGGCACTTAAAATGAAAAAGGAGCAAACAAATGGCTAAACAGAAAACAGTAACGATTGACGATTTGCTTCAGGATTGTGTTAGTTTAAACAATCAAATCGCTGGACTTCAATTGTTACTCAAGCAGAAAAAGGACAAAATCACAGAGTTTATGAAAGCTTCTGGTGAAACTAAGCTCAAATCTGATGGTGTTACATGCTACGTTCAAGAAAGAACAAAGGTTAATTATAATACCAAAAAGATGAGAGATGAACTCCCTAAAGAAATGCTTAAGCAGTTTATTAAGCGTGATGCTAAAATCTATGACGCTAAACTGTTTCTTAAGCAATTGGCAGCTTCTGGTATTCCTTCAAGTACTTTTAAGGACAGCGTAGATTTTAATTACGTTGTCGATGAAAATGCTCTGAGTAAAGCATATGAAAAAGGCACAATTACTTTGGAGGACTTAGAGGGGTACTATGATGCAGAAACAACAAAAACAGTTGCATTCAGATTTACTGCAGAGCAACCCAGCTTCAAGACGTAAAGCTGAATTTATAGCTACCCTTAAGCATTATAATTTGTTAGAAATTTCAGAAACTAAATACAAGACAATTTGCCCATTTCACCATGATAAGAACGCTTCGCTGATGATAGATATTGAAGAATCGCGATTTTACTGCTTCGGCTGTGGTGCTCATGGAAGCACACTTGAACTTATTAGTTTTTATGAGCCAGAGCTATCTACTATCAAGAAAATGATATTGGCTCATAGATATTTAAGAGATTCAGGTAAGCAAGAAAAATTAAGGGTATATATATATAATAATATATATAATAATAATATATATACTGAAGATAAAACCAATAATATATTAAACAGCAGAGATTATTATTTTGGTTTACCTATTACTAATTGGTATTTAGTTACTGATAAAACAGATATACAGTATAAGCTATATTTACATGATAGAGGTTTTAAGTATAAAACCCTTAATGAAGTTGGTTGTAAATTAACTTATGATTCTAATTATCCTATTATTTTTCCTATAAAAGATAACGGTATATTTAGAGGTTATGTATGTCGTACTACTAACAAAGAAATAGAAGCTAAACGTAAATATTTATATAACAAAGGATTTAAGCGAAGAGATACTTTAGCAGGAGATTATTTTGGTAAAACAGTAATAATGGTTGAAGGCTTTATGGATATGCTTAAAGCTAAGCAATGTGGTTTTCAATCTGTTGTTGCTATTCTTGGTTGGAAGTTAGCTGTTCCTCAGATGGAGAAGCTAAAGAAAAAAGGAATAAAAAAGATAATCTGTGCTTTGGATAACGATGACGCTGGAAATCGTGGATATGAATATTTGCAGACTTTAGATTTTAAGGTCAAACGGCTTCAGTACCCAAATGGATGTAAAGATTTTGGAGATATTACAGCAAAAACATTGCCCACAATCAGAAAACAAATAGATAATTTTGGAGGTTATTAACATGTCTGTTCTCGACACTATGAAAAACAAAATCAAGGAATCTGGTTCTAACAAAAAGGAAATCGTTTATTTTGGTAAGGATAGCAAGCAGAAGTTTAGATTCCTGCAGGAGCTTGATACAGCTTATGAGTATGATGTACATAGTTCTTGGAATGAAGGCTTTACTTCTATTTGCAAAGCTAGCCTTGGAGATGAATGTCCTTTGTGTGAAGATAATTCCATCGAGGATTTGAAGCTTCAGACTTACTTCGCTCTTTCTGTTTGGGATTATGAATCTCAGTCGGTTAGAATTATGTTCATGAAAGCTAACGGTATTTCTCCCATTCCTTCTCTGATTGAATACTATGAAGAGTACGGTACTATCATGGATCGCGACTATACCATCAAGAAGCAAGGTTCTGGCATGGGTAGTTCTATGACAGTTCTTCCTGGTGAGAAGATGAAGTTCTCTCAGAAAAATGTTAAACCTCTGAATCAGAAGCAGATTGAAAAGATTCTTCTTAAAGCGTTCCCGATGCCTGGTGAAACAGCTAAGAACAATGATGACGACGATGATGAAGATGAAGCTCCCAAGAAAACTAAATCTAAGTCTAAGAAGGAAGCACCCAAGAAAGCTAAGAAGGAGAAGAAAGACGATAAGAAGTGGCAGAAGGACCTTGAAGCTTGTGATGAAGATGAGCTGAAGGCTATCGCTATTGAGCTTGGTATGACAAAGAAAGAGCTCAAAGGCATTGAAGACGAAGATGAGCTGTTTATGACTATCATCACCGATTATGAAAAAGATGATATTGTAGAAGCTTATAATTCTGTCATGAATGATGACGATGATGAAGATGATGACGATGAAGATTAAGTAACAATCAGATACTCCTGGATGTGGTAGAAATATCACGTCCAGGAGCCTCTATAAACAAAGGAGGATTTTATGGTCACTCTAAATGATTTATTTGACTATCAGGTCAAACTTCAAAAGATTTTGAACGGTGTAAATTTACCTGACTGCAATGATGAAATGCTTGCTGAGTATGCTCTCGGTATTTATACGGAGCTTGGTGAAGCTTTAGCAATCAACAAGAACTGGAAGAAGTGGAGAGAAAAATCTGAATACGATACTTATGAGTTCTTGGAAGAAATTGCAGACGTCTGGATTTTTCTTATTAACTTTACTTTAGCTGCTGGTATGGAAGCTGATGATATTATTTATGAAATCGATAGAAAGCAGAAAATTCTCAGTGAAAGGCTTAAAAACAAAGAGATTAGATAAATTTTCAAAAAGCTATTTACTTTTGTTTTCACATGTGATATAATATCACTGTAGTAAGTTAATCAGATTTGTAAACAGAAAGGAACACAGTTATGTATTACGTTGAAACTAATTATTACACGAGAACTAATGGTTATTCTTACAGGAGTTTTAGCTGCAAAGAAGATGCAATAAAAGAAGCAGCAGCTATCTATTGTTTAACCAAAGAAGAAGTAATAATTGGTAAAAGCGATACAGGCTGTGTTCTTATTTGTTTTAATAAACTATCACCACATTCAGATTTAATTAAAAAATACTTAGGGAGGCAATTATGAAAGGATTGATCGTAGTAGTAGAAGGACTCGAAAGAACTGGTAAGACAACTCTTTGTAAAGAATTTGAAAAACGTGGATTCGTTTATTTCAAAGATTTTAATCGAATCAATAAACATATTTGTATGGGAATGGAATCAAGACTCGATACAACTCTTACATTTCTTCAGAACCTTTCTGAAAATGGTGTAAATGTTGTAGTAGATAGACTTCACCTTTCTGAATATGCTTACGGAAAAATATTTAGAAAAGAGTATTCCGCGAACGTTAACTATATCGACAACGCAATCAGTAAACTCAATTCAGTTCTTATTCTTTGTAAATCTGATAATGATGAAGAATATAAAAATAGAATGCTTCTAAAATATACTACTAATCAGGTAGAGCAACTTTCTAATAGGTTCGAATATTATTTCGAAAAATCTGAGATTAAGAATAAATTCGAATATGAATTTATTAAGTATGATGTATCGAAATATGTTAATTATATTTTTGAGCAGATTAACTATTACGAATACGATTTCTATCTTGCTTCACCCTTTTTCAAAGACACCCAAATTCAAAGAGAAGAAGCAGTAAAAAAACTTCTTAGAAATAAATATTATACAGTTTACTCTCCTAGAGAAAATGGAGTTCTAACTCCTGATGCAACAGACGAAGTAAGAACGAAGATATTCAAAGAGAATTGTGAAGCTATCCAGAAATCTCATAGAATCTTGGCAATCACAGATGAAAAAGATATTGGTACGATCTGGGAAGCTGGTTATGCTTATGGTATTGGAAAAGAAGTTGTTTACTATGCAGAAACACTTGGAGATAATCCGTTTAACGTAATGCTTGGTAAATCTGGAATCGGTATTTTTACAAAATATAATGATTTAGTAGAAGCAGCTGAAGCTAATATGTTCTACAATAAAAACGAGAAAGGATTGAATGTACAATGAGAGGAGAATATTTGGTTAAAAGAGATAGAGACATTCTTCAAAGAATGAGCTTTATGAAGCGGTTTAACAATGAAATGCACTTTCATGATGAAAACGTAGCTGAACATTCTTTTTATGTTTCTGTATTTGCTATGATGCTTTGTGATGAACTTGCAGTATCAGCTAACATGAGAAGAGTTATTATTGAGAAAGCTATCATTCATGATATACACGAGGTTGTGATTTCGGACGTTCCACATAACGTCAAAATGATCGAACCATCAATCTTGAAATTCTATACCAATTATGAGTCGAAGTACAACGACTATCATTTTGCTTCTCTGGTGAGGCTTTATGACAGCCTTGTTTTACATGACCGTCAGGTATGCGACGAGGTAGTTACATTGGCAGATATACTTTCTGTTATTCAATATGCACAGCTTGAGGTTTCACTTGGCAATAAGAAGTTTGAAAAGATACTTGAAGGTGCTTGGGATAGAGTTGATGATTGCTTCCAAAAGCTTGTAGAACTTGAAGTATATGGAATTGATCGAGTAATAGATTTTCTTAAAGATTAAAGGAGGAATAAACAATGCCGGTAAATAACAATCTCCCTACTTGTGGTTTTCCTATGAACGTTAGGTTTGATGAAAAACCTACTACAGTATTTAAGAACAATTTGGATTCTATCAAGGTAACACTTCTTGATCATCCTGATCAGGAAAATGTAATTAACTATATGAGCATGTTCCTTGATGCTACATGGGTTGATACTCCTGCTGAGTCAGCTAATATGAGTAAAGATAAAAAGATTCAGTATCTTAAAGACTGCATTGCTGGTAAAGCTCTACCTACAGCTTTGGAAACGATGCAGTTCACATTCCTAATTGAAGGCATTTCCCTTCAAGAAGTAACTCATATTCTTAGAACTCGTACAGCTTCGTTCTCTGCTGACTGTTCTGCTGATAAGTGGTGGACACATAAAGCTGCTTTGGTCCCTAATGCTATTCAGAATTCTCCTGAATTGTATGAACGATATAAGAAGCTTGTAGAAGAAGCTAAGCAGCTTTATTGTGACATTATTGATAGCAGACAGATTTCTATCATGGATGCTCGTTATATCCTCCCTCGTTGTTTGGAAACTTTTTATTATATGAGCATTGATTTTAAGAATCTTGTATCGTTCTTGCATCAGAGATTTGATAGACAGATTCAGCCCGAAACAGACAACGTTCTTGCTTATAAGATGTACGATGAACTTATCACAGCAATGCCCATTTTCAAAGGCTTGATTGATATTGATGAAGTTCCTCGTCATTGGGTTGCTACTTCTCGTACTGGTAAGTGTACTAACCTTTATAAGCCTGAAGAAAATGCAGATGTAATCGAATATAACGAAAAGGATTTCATTTATAATGTAAAGCGGTCAGAACTTAATGGTACTAATCCTGGTGCTACTAATAAGTTCACTCAGTATTATAATCATTATAAAAAGAAATTCAACGAATAAGGAGAAGTAAATGAGCTTTTACGATATACATCATCACTCTGAATTTTCATTGTTTGATGGTATGGCAAAAGTAAAAGATGCTGCAAAGTATGCTAAAGAATTAGGTTACTCAGCACTTGGTAATACTGACCATGGAAATATCTCAGCTTTGATTAAACATTTTAATGCATGTTCAGAGCAAGATATAATTCCTATTCTTGGATGCGAATTTTACTTTCAGCCTAAAATCAATCATGATAAACCCAGTTACCATTTATGTTTGTTTGCTAACAGCTTTGAGGGTTGGAAAAATCTTAATAGGCTCACTTCTATTGCTAACGATGATGAGCACTATTATTATAAACCAAAACTTACTTTTGCTGACCTCAAGGAACATTCTGAAGGAATTGTATGTTCTTCAGCTTGCATTGGTGGTTATATACCACAACTTCTGGTGAAACAAAATGAAGAAAAAGCAGATAAAGCTATTAAGAAATTCGTTAGTATTTTTGGTAAAAACTTCTTTATTGAAATTCAGCCTATTGAGCTTCAAGGTGAAAATGAAGTTGAAGGACTTGAGAATTCGCAAATAATTATCAATAATGAACTTATCAGAAAGGCTAAAGAATTTAATATTCCTGTTATCGCTACTTCAGATTCGCACTTCATTAAAAAGGAAGATTTCCCAACTTACCTTAAAATGCATGCAATCAAAGGTTCTACACTTGGCGATGGATATTCAGAACGATTTATGCCAAGTGAAAAATGCATGTATAAGAGAATTAAGAAATATCATAAAGATGATTTTGACTTCATTACAAAAGGATATGATACTTTCTTAAAACGTGTTGGTGATTCAAGAGAATGGTTTGAATTTGAAACTGAAATGCCAGAATTTACAAATGACCCTGAAGAGACATTCAGTTTGATGAAAAAGAAATGCTTAAAGACACTTAAAAAGGAAGGCAAAACTTCTGATGAATATATGAAACGTCTTAAGCATGAATTTTCAGTAATTAAACATCATGGTTTTCAGGATTATTTCATGATTGTTCAGGAATATGTAAACTGGGCTCGTTCTCATGATATTGCTGTTGGTCCTGGACGTGGTTCTGCTGGTAACTCTTTGGTAAACTATGCTCTTGGTATTACTAAAGTCGACCCTATTTATTTCGGTAATAACTTTGATAGATTCTTGAGAAAAGACAAAAAGAAATTCCCTGATATTGATATGGACTTCTCTCAGAAGAATAGAGATAAAGTTATCCAGCATATTATCGATCAATATCCTGGTTCTGGTGCTCAAACAATAACATATGGTTGCTATAACATAAAGAATCTTATATTGGATTTGGCTAAAGTTTGTGGTGCTGATTATAAAGATAAAACTGAAATGGGAGCAATCAAGAAGTTCCTTGAAAAATATTGTGATGATAATGAATCAACAGTAGATGATGCTATTTATGATGACAAGAGATTCGATGAATACAACTCACTATATGATGATATTATCGTTCACTTTATAAAGCTTTATGGTAAAGTTCGCTTCTTTGGTACTCATGCTTCTTCTGTTATTCTTTGTGATGGAGACATCGTTTCTAAAGCTGGACTTTGTAGAATCGGAGGAAACTATAGAACATCATTTGACCTTCATGATATGGAGACGATTAAGCTTCTCAAGCTTGATGTTCTTGGCCTTTCTACTACAGATAAAGTAAAAGAACTCGAAGATATGTGTGGTGTACATTTCAGTTACGATATTTTCAAAGATAAAGCTATGCTAAAAGGCTTTAAAAAAGGTAATGCTAGTGTATTTCAGTTTGAATCTCCTACAGCTAATGATATTGCTAAAGAGATAGGAATTGATAGCTTTGAAGATATTGTTGTAGCTACATCTGTTAACAGACCTGGACCTTTGTCCCTTAAGATGCACGAGAAATATAGGGACGCTAAAATCTCTCCTGACACTTCTTCTCCCTGGTATAAGTACACTAAACAGACTTATGGTACACTTATCTATCAGGAACAAGGTATGCCAATATGTAAAGAAATCGGTCAGCTGGACCCTGATACTACAGATAAAATCGTCAAAGCTGACTATTTACATATTCCTCAGGAAAACCTTAAAGAATGGCAAGAGAAATTCTATAAAGGTGCTAAAGAATATGGATTGAGCAAATCTGAAATGGAAACATTGTTCAATTCGCTTATTCAGTATTCTTTTAACAGAGGACATGGTGTAGCTTATGCAATGCTTTCTGCAGAGCTGATGTATTTCAAAGTACACTATCCTTTGGAATTCTGGTATTCAACTCTTAAATGGGAGAACAATGCAGAAAAAACTATCAAACAGGAAATCGGTGCCGTTCAAGATGGATGTATTATCCTTCTTCCTCATGTAAATGGTCCAATTGAATATGGTCTCGTAGAATATGATGGAGACTTGGTCATTCAAAAAGGACTTTCTACTATTAAAGGTATTGGCGAAAAAGCTGCTGCTAAAATAGTAGAAGAACGAGAGAAGAATGGTAAGTTTAAGAATTATAAAGATTTCTGTGATAGATGCGAAGTTACAAAGATAGCTAATATAAAGACTGTAGCTGCTTTGGAAAAAGAAGGTGCATTGGATTTCAATCAGAAACGTTGGCTTTCTAGAGTAGAGAAATATAATGTTTCATTGTATGGAAGGAGCTTATGATGGACCTTAAAGCTATTAACGAATTATGTGCAGACCTTGAGAAGAAAGAAGGCAAAGGTTCTGTTTACAAACTTGGTTCTAAGAACTCTGTAAGAATGATACCTCGTTGGAGCACAGGAATTGAAGACCTTGATAATGCTATCGGTGGCGGAATTCCTCAAGGTAGAATCATAGAAATATTTGGTGCTGAATCTGCTGGTAAAACTACACTTGCTTTGTGGTTAGCTCACCTCGTAGAAAAAGCACTTTATATTCCTACTGAGGGTACATTCGATACTGAACGTGCTTTACAGATGGGGAACACAAAAGAGAACTTTTTGGTATATCAGCCTGATTATGGTGAACAAGCATTAAATCAAATTCTTAAGTTTGCTAAAGCTGGTATTCCACTTATTATTCTTGATTCTGTCCCTGCTACTCAGCCAAGAGAGGATATTGAAAAGCTTGAGAAAGATGCACAAAATCAATTACGTCTTGGCGGTGTAGCTGCACTATTTGCTAAAATGCTTCCTACTATCGTTAGAACATGTGAAATGACAGGAACGACTCTTATTCTTATCAATCAGGTACGAGATAACATTGGAGCTGTTATGGCTTTCGGTGATAAAGACACTACACCAGGAGGCAGAGCTATTAGATTCTATTCATCGATTAGAATTAAAGTTGCTCGTCGTGCTTGGGTAGAAGTTCCTAATAAGAATCCTGCTAATTCTGCTGCTAATGAAAAGATAGGAATGATTATGAAATGCAGAGTTGTAAAGAGCAAAGTATCTAATCCTTATCTTGAATGCGAAATACCTCTTTTGTTCGATCGAGGCTTCACTTCCTTTGGTGACCTTCAGTCCATCAGGCAAGAAATTATGAAGGCAAATAGGTCTCGTAAAGGCAAAGCTAAAGATGATGACCAGGATTAACTCTAGCCAAGCAACGTTTCAGCCAGAGACATTTTCTTATCTCACTTATATAATTTAACATTCAGATATTAAAATGTCTCCTGCATATATTCTAGCTGTTCTAATGAAGGGTTGTGAAAATGTGACAAACTTTAAAAAGACTTTAGGGCAAAACTTTGGTAAAAGTATACAAGGTGAAATGCTCAGACAGAAAATTGATAATTTATACATGGAGGCTGAAGGCCAAAGGGAAGAAAGATATGGACTTCATGCTTCAGCTATTATTGCTAGTGATGAGCAATTTTGCTTGAGACAGCAGGTTCTATCTCTGTTTTTTAAGATGAATCAAGGAGAAGAACTTCCTGTTAAAACACGTAAGATTTTTCATCACGGAAACACGATACATGAAGAAGTTTATGATGTATTTCGTAAAACTGGTGTTATGATAGATTCAGAAGTTACGCGATATGTTGATAAATACGACCTGAATTACACGATTGATGCTAATGTTCATTTGTTGAATAAAGATTGGATTTGTGATGTTAAATCAATGAATTCTTTCGCTTGGGAAAAAGCTACAGGACATCCGTCTGGTGAAAAACAAGTTATGTTTTACATGTGGCTTCAGAAGAATCCAAATGGTTTCGTCCTCGCATACAATAAAAATACATCAGAAATTAAATGTTTCCCAGTGAAATTTGACAAAGAAAAAGTTAGACCATTTGTTGACAGACTTAAAAAAATTCAGGTTTGTAAAAAAGAATTCCTCGATGATGGTACACTTCCTGATAGAAAATGTAAAAACTGTGATACAAAGAAAGCTATCGAGTGCAGCATGAGAGATGCATGCTTTGAAATTGGTATGGGAAGGGTGAAGCTGAAAAGTGGCAAAGCGGGGAGCTGATAAAAGAAATATTTGGAAAAAAGAATGGCGTACACCACTCTGTGTTATAGGAATCGATCAATCTTACACTCGAACAGGTATTACAGTTTCACAAAAGGGAAAGATAAAATTTATCACTTCAGTCGATTTCAAAGGACTAAAATCTAAGACAGAAAAACGAAAAGCTGTATGTGATAAATTGGAGTTCTGCTTAGACAAATGTTTGAAACAATATCAACCGCAAAAGATTATTGTTATAGTTGAACGAATTCGAATGTTCACTCAGACAGTTGTTCTTTCTCAGAATTACATGACAACTACAGCTGGTTTAGTTTCAGCTATCGTAGATACAGCTTATTGGAAAGGCGTAAAAACATATTCTGTTGATACAAGAGCCTGGAAATCAGCTGTATTAGGAAGTAGTAAACCGAGTTGCGAACCTCTTAATGGATGTGATAACCCACAAAAGATAGCTTCAGTAAGAAATGTTATAAACTTGGGTTTTGAAGAACAGATAAGAATAACAGGATATAATAATAGGTTCGTTGGTTATAATGATGATGCTGCAGATAGTGCTAATATATCTTTATATGGTTTTTTACCTGTAGAAAAGATATATTTACATAGAGAAGAATAACAATAATGTTTATCTGTATATTTATTCTGTATATACAAATAATATAAACTTAATAAATATAGCGTATCGGTTATTCTACTCTATATTCTGTTATATCTACTCTGTATTACGCTAATATATAGCTTATGTATATATAGTGTATATTATTAAGCTTCCCTATTCTATCCTCTCTATCCCCCAATAACCCCCCCTTCCTCTCCCTCCTCTTCCCTTCAGGATGACTTCAAAAATATTTTCAAAAAACTTTCAAAAAAGTATTTACAAATCCAAATGTTTGTGATATAATGCTTCATGTAGGGAAGACCAGATGTACAAACAGAGGAGGAAGTAAAATGTTTGAATGTGACGAGAAAAGCAACACCATGGTTTTGGTTGATTTTGTAGATGAAGAACTAAGACATATGAACTTGGTCTCAAAACCCACTCAGGCGCAAATCATGCTTTCCTGTTGCAGAGTTGAGAATTTCATTCGGATGTCCCATGAGCAATTTGTTGAGCTGATTCGTCAAGCCATGGCGAAATATGGTTATGACGGCAACGAGGTCAATCATGAGGACTGGTAAGTTCTACTTCAAAAACGAAAAGGAACTTCTTAAGTCACTTGGTTTCAAACCCGTTTCAGGTTCAGGTTCTTCGTGGATTGCGAAGGAGGATGGAACTTCGGAAAATTTTATGTGTCAGCTGAAAAGCACTGATGCTAACTCTTATCGGCTGGATAGACTTGATATTGACAAACTTGAGTATCATGCTTCAGTTGAGCATAAGGTTCCTATTTTCATTACTCAGTTCCTTGAAGACGGCAAAATCTATTTTACTCTTAATGCTGAAGATATACAGAACTTTGTGAATATTCTCACAAATCAAAAAGAGCTTTGTATATTTAGTGACTTTCATGAAAAAGTCAAGCCAAAGAAAATCAAAACAAAACAAACAAAAATTCAATCAGATGTAAACTCAAGAGAAGAGTTCTACAAAGAAAGGAGTAAACAGTGGCAAAAGTAAAGGTTTCAGCAACAGGATTTTATGCTGGACATTCAATCAAAGCAAACGGTACTCTTGATTTGAAGATGACGTTTTCCTCAAATGAAATGAGTAACACTGTAAAATTTCTCACAATGATAGGCAAGCCATTTAAGCTTGGTATTTTTGCTGATGGAGAAAAACCTATAAATCTTGGTGAATTTACAATCGATAAAATTGAGTTTACCAAAAATGCAGAAACAAAGATGAAGTTCGCTTCAACTAAGGATTATGCAGTTATTCAAAACATGGTTTCCCTTCTTGCTGAAGAAACAGCTTTCAACGTAGTAGCTATTCAGCGGCAAGATGAAAACGAATAAAATTCAAACAAATTATTAAACAAACAAAGGAGAACAAACAAAATGGCTAAGAATTGGACCGCTGCAGAGGCAGCAAAGGTAATCGTTGAGGGTACTGACATTGAGGCAATTGCCGATATTGGTCGGCGTTTCCCTGTTATTTCTAACAAGCTCGCTCGTTGTAACTCTGCTGTAGTTGAGGTTATGGCTACACTTCCTGAGTACATCACCATTCGTAAGCTGGAAGCTGCTTTCAAGAATTCTTCTGAGGATGAGGAAGAGATCGAGGTAGAGACCGAGGCTCCGAAGAAGAAGGAGAAGAAAGCTAAGAAGGAGAAGAAGGCTAAGAAGGAAGAGAAGAAGAAGAAGCCCGTAGTCGTTGACGACGATGACGATGATGATTTCGATCTGGACGATGACGATGAGGATTGATTCTAATAATTAAATTCGTTGTTTCAGTATTGCTCATCAGTTCTTCGGAGCTGGTGGGCAAAACTGGCATAATGAATCAGATACAAAATATAGGTTATTTAACCCACAAACAGCAATAAAATAAATTACGAGGTGTAAAGAAATGGCTGGTTACAAACCTAAGTGGGTTACATATACCGAAGAAGAGCTTCTTAAGATGAAAAGAAAAGAAGCTGTTGGTAGACTTAATGAAAAACAGCAAAGATTTTGTGAGTATTATCTCACAAATCAAAATGCTAAAATTGCAGCAATCAAAGCTGGATACGATGTTTCAAACACAGCCAGTGGTTATATGGGTTTGAAGAACAATGAGCAATGCAGAATTTATATTGCTTGGCTTAAGGTTAGAATCATCAACAGGCAGATGATTGCTGCAGGAGATATTATTGATGAATGGGCAAGAATTGCTTTTTCTGACATTACAGATTTCGTTAATATTTATCCTCATTCAATCTCTCTTAAACCAGCAAATGAAATGGATGGTCAGCTCGTTAAAAGCATCAAATCTGGTCGTGATGGTATTTCAATTGAGCTTCACGATAAGATGAAGGCTTTGGATAATCTCATTAAATATGTTGATTATATGCCCAAAGACTGGAAACAGCGAGTTGAAGAGCAGAAAGTTAAGCTCATGAAGGAAGAACTTGAGATGAAGAAGAAAGCTCAGGGATTCAAGCAGGAAGATGACAAAGATGATGGTTTCATTGCTGCTCTTTCTTCTAAAGCTAAAGAAATCTGGGTAGAAGAAGAAAATTCTTAAAAAAATATCAAAAACTTGCAAAAAACCTATTTACAAACGCGTTAGAATATGGTAGAATAAGATTGTGGAAAGAAGATAACCACAAACCAGATTCAATAAACAGAAACGAGGTAAATAGGTATGAAAAAGGTTGTTAATCCTTATGTTGGTCAATTGGTTCAGATTCCTGCTTACGAATTTGCTCCTATGAGAACAGGTTGGAAATACACAGTAGATATAGAAGGAAAAAGAAACAGAAAGGTTTGTTCATATGGTTGTTCAAATCTTAAACAGAAAATCCGCGAGGATAAAGAGAGGAGAAAGGACATTGAAAAAGACTACATTTACAAATGATAAAATTGAATTTATAAAAGAGCTCTTTACTGTTCTTCTGGCATTCATAGTTATAGGTATATTTATATTCGGAATATTGCTCTTGAAATAACATCAGAACAGCTAGGATAAACCAGGTTGAATTAGAATATATAACTAATATAAATTATCAAGGTACATATTAAAATTCAACCTGCTTAATCCTGGCGGACGTAGCAAAGCGGAGGAATTATGGAAGCCAAATGGATTACACCAAGTCATAGGGGAGGACAAGAAGTATATTTACCTCATTGTTCAAACTGTAAAGCTATCGCAAATATGAAGTGGAATTTTTGTCCATCATGCGGTTTTGAAATGAAGAATCCTATTCCATATCGATATAAATATTCTGATGAGGTAAAGAAAGATGAAGATATTTCTTAAGATTCTTGCATTCGTTTTTAAGAACGGAATATATTTATCTATATATGGAACAAAACAAAATGAAAAAATCGTTGTAATGGCATCAAAGAACTTCTCTCGATGTAGTTTTGAAATTCCATACGAGAAGCTTGACTTACAACATGCAGATGAAATAAAAGAAAAACTTCTTGTATTACTTAAAGCTGCGAGAGATGAAGATACACCTCCGTGGATGGAAAACAAAAAGAAATCTGCAGAACACGATATAGCAGTAATAGAAAAATACAATAAATATGGAAATCATCATTAAAATACTTAAAATCATATATAAGAAAAATCTATGTTGTATGTTTTACAGATGGAAAGAAAATAATATTTTCAGCTGTCAAGCAGCAACAGGAAGTCAAAGAGTTATCATAAAAACACTTGATGAAGAATCAATAAAGAAAGATGTCATCAAAACAATGATGAATACAGCAAATGGAGTTGGATTTAGATGGGAGCAATCTGCTGTAAAAGATGCAGAAACTTAATAAAAGATGAATTCTCAACTAAATATAAACATCATTGTCCTATCAAATGGTATGCTATGACCGATAAGGGAATAGAAATAGAAAGGAAATGTACAGAATTCAAACCCAAACAGAGAAGGAGTAAACAGAAATGAAAAACAGAATATTGAAAGCTTTTGGAATTGCAGTAATAATTGTTCTTATTTTGATGATTGCTAGTTCGATAACAAAAGAAAACGATAATGCAGATAATCCTAATGTTGGAGCTATCAATCAAATAGAAGATGAGCAAGTAGAAACAAATATTGAACCAGACGTTGAAACAGTAAAAGAAATCAATGATTTGATGTGGGAAAATCTCGGAACAAATCTTCTCGAATGTGGATATGATGAAGAATCTGGTTGCTATATGGTTTTTCTATATATTAATGCAATAGATGATAAATATCAAGTTAATTCTTATAAAATAGATGAAAGCCTCGATAATCTTACAAAATGCATAAAAGAAACATATGGAGTTGATTGTGCAGCATTTTTAATGGATAGTTTTACCGTTTCTAATATAATCTATTCGACACTAAATGGTAAAGAAATAAATATCGTGCATTGAGAGGTAAACAGAATGGAAATCAATAAATGCCCAATTTGTGGAATGCAAATGACGATGCGATCTCATTTTTGTAATTACTTCGAATATGAAGTAGATGAGACTGGTAATCTCTCAGATATATTCACATTGCCAGCTGACAGAGTAGAAATCATGTATCAGTTATATTGTAAGAAATGTGATAAAACTTGGGGATGTGACCTTGATTCAAATCATAAAAAGGTAGTTTACGCTACATTTATGAGAAAGGAATAAATAGAATGGATGCTTTGGAATTTATTAAATATCTCAAAAAGATGTGTGCTCAATATGGAGTAGAAAATCAAAAACATGCTTTTTGTCAAGGATGTCCAGCTTTAACAGAAGATAAAATGTGTATTGCAAATTTTCAATTTGCTTCATGCGACCCATATAAAACTGTAGAAGCAGTAGAGAAATATGTAAAAGAAAATCCGATAAAAACGCGGGGTAGTGAATTCTTAAAACATTATCCTAATGCTTTTGTAGACTGTCACGGCATGCCTGATTTTTGTCCAAAGGTGGTTGATAAAGATTATACTCCGATAAATGGATGCGCTAATACATCTTGTGATGAATGCCGTTACAAATATTGGATGCAGGAGGTAGAATGATGGCTGAATATATTAACAAAGAAACAGCGATTGTTAAGTTGACTGCTTTGGAAGTAATTGAACCAAATGCTACAATGACGGATGCGAAACGAGTGCTTGCAGATATTCCCAATGTTAAAGTAGTATCGCTTCATGATATTTACAGAGTTATTGCAGGACATAATTATTATCATGGTGACCATATTCTTGCAGCGTTGACATGTATTGCAGAAGGAAAAGAAGTAAATCCTGTACGTCCTACTAATTTAGCCCCGGTGGTGTATGGCAAGTAGATAGTCCGATTTGACGGCCCATATAATCGTCGTAGATGCTATTGTTCGCATTGCGGAAAGCATAACGGGGTTGGTGGCATAGCTCAAAACCAAGAGAAGCCGTACTGCCCCAACTGCGGTGCAAAGATGGATAAAGGAGAATAATATATGTATTGTAGTAAAATAAATTGTAGTATAAGAAATAATAAAAACGCAGATACATATAATTGTGATAATATATATTGTAATTCAAGGCAATGTAAAACATATCATGATACAGAAGTATATATTAAAAATCAAGGTGAGAAAACTATCAAAAATCCAGCAAAATAATAAAGGAATCTAAGATATTTATGGATAAATACTGTGAATTCTCAAATAAACAATTAAAGTTATTAACATGGTGGTTACCAAATTCACCTTATAAAAATCATAACGGGATCATTTGTGATGGATCTATCAGGTCTGGGAAGACGCTAGTCATGTCTCTATCATTTTTATTCTGGGCGATGACTACATTCAACAGACACAACTTTGTAATAGCTGGCAAAAGTGTTGGAGCAGTACGAAGGAATGTAATAACTGATTTGAAGGAAAGGCTTAAATATAGAGGATATACAGTATCAGATAATAGAAGTGATAATTTGCTAATTGTACGTAAAGGAAGCGTAGAGAATTACTTTTATGTATTCGGTGGTAGAGATGAAAGAAGTCAGGATTATGTACAAGGTATGACATTGGCAGGCATATTTCTTGATGAAGTAGCACTAATGCCAAGAAGCTTTGTAGAACAATGTATGGGTCGATGTTCAGTAACAGGTTCTAAATACTGGTTTAACTGTAACCCTGAAAGCCCAATGCACTGGTTCAAAATAGAAGAACTGGATAAAGCAGATGAAAAGAAGCTATTACATTTACACTTTACACTGCATGATAACCCATCACTAAGCAGTGAAATTATAGAACGATATGAAAGCATATATTCAGGTGTATATTACTTAAGATTCATTCTTGGTAACTGGGTAAATGTTGATGGTGTTATTTATGATTGCTTTGATAAAGAAAAGAATACATTTACAGCATTGCCCAAATATCTTGAAGAAGATGGATATGCATATTATGGATGTGACTATGGTACAGCAAATCCTCATGTATACCTCGAAGGTTTTATTGATAGAGAAATAAGTAATATACCTACATTATATATTACAAAGGAATATTATTATTCAGGAAGAAATGAATATAACGCAAAATCTGATCAGCAATATGTGGCTGATTTTTTCGATTTTAACGAAGGGCAACGATATAAGTCAATTGCAATCGACCCCAGCGCTAAATCATTCATAACAGCTGCAAGGCAATCAGGTATAAAGGTCTCACAAGCAGATAATGATGTACAAACAGGAATTAAACTTGTATATACAATGATGCATAATGGTTTGATTAAGATAAATGCAGATAAATGTCCTAATTTGATGAAAGAGCTTGGCACATATATGTGGGACGAAAAGAAGGCAGAACAATTAGGAAAAGAACAGCCTATTAAACAAAACGACCATGCATGTGATGCTCTCAGATATTTGGTAAAGACGTTTATTAGAGAAAGAGAGATATATCCATGGCTAAAATCACAAAATAAATTGCAAATTTACGAATAAAATTAAAAAAACCCATTTACAAATGGAAAACCATATGGTATAATGCAATCACAGAAGGTGATAAGCCAATTGAACAGAGCCGAAAGGCAGGAGGTAAACAGATATGTTCACAGTTTATGAAGTTTTCGCTGATGGAAAGAAATTCTTCCGTTTTGAAAGTGATGATCCTTTTGAATGTGAAATCTATATGGAGCATCATAAGTATGATAACAGAATCGGAAGTCTTGTTATTGAAAAAGACGAAACGAATGTAAACAGATGGAGGTAAACAGATGAAGATTTTAGCTTATTTACCGTATATTCAAGATATGAGATGGATCTGCATCATACGCAAAGGGAAGTCAATTTTTGAAGGATTTGCATATGAACTTGAGAATCACGAATTACGAAATGCTGAAATGTTTAACCTTTATGCACAAGATTTTACCTTGGTTTTCGAGGTATATTAAACAGAGGAGAATAAACAGATGAAACGTATTATGGTAGATAGAACAGAACTTCTCACAATGAGAGAACAAGGCATGACAAACAATGAAATAGCAGAAAGCTTAGGCATTGATAGAAGTACGGTATATAATTACATTGGTGGTATGCCTGAAGAACTTAAAAGGAAATCTCGGTCAGCAGCTTATAAGTTGAAAACACTTAATGAAGCAAAGGTAATCGAAAAAGCTAAATTTGATTCTATGGTTCCTCAATATGAATCAGAGGTGCTTACAAAAAGAATAAAGGCAAATAACATTACGATCGATATGAACTGCAAATCTGGAAGTTGTAATGTTGCAGTATCATTTGAGTCAAATCATCAGGTAAGAACAGAAAGCTATGCAATAGGTTTTGAATTTGTTTCAGGGTTAATCAATGCTCTGAAAATTGTCAGAGAGGAGATTAACCAAAATGCAACGAGTAGGAAGTAAGTTAATGTTAGCAGTAATCATTATGTTGATTGCATTCTGCATGATAGCTCATGCATATGAAGTTAGACAAGGTATTCAGGAACTTCCCCAGGAAAGCAAGGATGAATCCTGGATAACTTCAGATCAATTTTCATATAGTTTAATAGGCAATTTGAAAGATGTCTCAGACGCAATCCTGGTTTATTCTGGAGTAAATGAAATTGACCCAATATTGGTAGCTTCCATAGCGGCATTGGAATCAGGTTGGAATACAAGCTATGCAGCCAATGAATATAACAACCTATTTGGTTGGACTAATAATGATGGCACATACAAGAGATTCGAAAGTAAAGATGAATGTATCAAATATGTATGTGAACAGCTGAAAGAGCATTATCTCACACCTGATGGTAAATACTTCGAAGGATATGAAATAGCTGATATATGTGTTCACTATAATGGACGAGAAGAATGGACCCAAGCTATTGAAGGGATATATAAGCAAATTCAAAATAAGGTCGATGAATATAATTATTACAAAATTGTAAACATTTCAATAAGTAGTTTACAAATGTTTCAATATATGGTATAATCATATTGTGGTTTAATTGTTGGGCATTGACCATACAGACTTCCCACTCCTTGTTTCTTCCTACATATGATGGCTCACACCGAGTACCGAACAAAGGTTGCCTGAGAAGAGCTCGGTTCCAAATGGAAGGTTGGCTGAGTGGCCTATAGCATCAGTCTTGAAAACTGAAGAAGGTGAAACTTCCGTGGGTTCGAATCCCACACCTTCCTCCAACACCATCTAATACAGAGTTCATGGTGTATTCTCCTTTCATCTCCTTTTTGTGAATATTCGTGGTGAGTACCGTAAGCTGATGTGGGCGCCATTTAGCTGAGGTCACGATGAGATAAAACTCACATAAATGCTGATATGGCTCAATGGTAGAGCAGCTGATTTGTAATCAGCAGGTTGTAGGTTCAAGTCCTATTATCAGCTCCAATAACTAGAGTGGTGAAATTCCACTCTTTATTTTTAGTAGAGGTATTAAACAGATGTGTCAAAGGAAACGATATTTCACACTCATAAATAAAAAAGGCCAGATTAAATTCACAGGAACAGCTGATGATGCTGTAACAAAAGGAATATCGGTTAGTCAATCAGCTTTCAGAATGGTAGTACAAACATTCGTTGATGGTAAACTTCTTAAAACTCCATATCCATATGATGAAAACTATCAGAATAACTTAGAAGTTACACAATGTTTCTTGTGTGCTGGTTGTAAAATGTATTATCCAGGTTCAGAAACACCATGCTGTTTTGAATGTGCATTTAGAGATGGGTGCTATGAGCATTGTAAAAATAGACCAGAGAAATGTGGGTGCCATTTATAATGAGAAATCGCAAATCATCATATAAAAATGGTAAGGTTAAAGTTTACACAATAAAAGATAAGGATGGGGAAGTTTTATTTTCAGGTACAGCAAAAGAAGCTGTACAGAATGGAATGTCCAGTGGCGAAAAGGCATTTCGATCGAGGATCTATAAAATTAGAGAAGGAATATACACATCTCAAGGGTTAACTGTTGAAATAACAGAAAAAGATTCAGAAACAATAAAAATCACAGATGTCGATACAGAATACAATACACCTATTTGTTTGTTATATAATGGATGTCCAAACTTCTCAAGTAAAATAAAATTCCCTCCATGCTGTAAGTATTGTAAATATAATGAAACATGTGAAGATGTATGCTTAAATAATCCAAATATTTGTGGACTATATTGTAAAGAAGGTTCAGCTAAGTATATTGAAGCTTATAATGAGGTGATAGGAAATGTTTATCAATCTAGCTTACAAATTGATATGCGCAGCAAATGATTTGAAGCATATTCATACACACGCATCTAGTCCATTTTTCTTTACAATTCACGAAGTTGTTGGTGAATACTATAATGAATGTTCCAATCAAGCAGACTATGTAACAGAATTGGCTTTGGAGTTTGGTGAAATAATGGAAAATCCAAACCTTGCAGCTAATTTGGTTGATTGGAAAGAAACAAATATGGCTGAATATGATTTGAAAACAGCAATATATTCAGTAAAAGATATTATGTCAGATATATATAATGCTATGGTTGAAGTAGATAATGAAAAATCTATTACGCCAGATGCTAAAAATAAAATCGAGGAATTTATGAGATATTGGGCAAAGGAAAACAATTACAAACTGGAGAGGTTAATCAATGGCTGATGAAAAGAATGTAGTAAAAACATCAGATAATAAAGCTAAAGATACATTTTCAAATATGATGGCCAATTTAGGCCTGGGTTCTACTAATCTCTCTCAAAAGGGTAGTTATCATCTTACTCGTATGACATGGGATTATGGAACCCTTAATGCACTTTATAGAAACAATTGGATTGCTACAGGAATTGTAGATAAACCTGCTCAGGAAATGCTGAAGAACGGTTTTGAAATCCAATCGCAGATTGAGCCGGAACAGATTGATAAAATCATGACCGTATATACAAGAACAAGAACAAGGCTTAAAATCCTGGATGCACTTAAATGGTCCCGCTTATATGGCGGATGTGTTCTTATTCCGTTGATTTCTGGTCAGAACAATTTGGAAGAAGAATTGGATTATGAAACAGTTATGCCTGACAGTTATAAGGGCTGCATGGTTATTGATAGGTGGTCAGGTATTAGTCCTTCACTTGAGCTAGTAACTGATATTGATGACGTAGATTTCGGTGAACCCCTTTATTATGATATTGCAGACCAGGTAACAAATAAATCATATAGGGTGCATCATTCAAGAATAATTCGTTTCGTAGGACGTGGCCTTCCCTATTATGAAAAGCTAGCTGAAACATATTGGGGAGCTTCAGAGATTGAACATGTATTTACAGAATTGATGAAGCGTGATAATACTTCAGCTAATATCGCTTATCTGATTTTCCTTGCTTGTATTCGAGTATATAAGATTCAAGACCTCGGTCAGGCAATTACTCTTGGCGATCAAGATGCTATGGCAGAAGTATATCGAACAATGCAGGCACAAAATCAGCTGATGTGTAACACAGGTTCATTGGTAATGAGTCAAGAAGATGACTTTAAGATGGAAGGCTACACATTCACAGGTATCAATGATATTTATGAGTCATTTATGCTTGATATAGCTGGTGCAGCAGAAATTCCTGTAACAAAGCTTTTTGGTAGAGCTCCTGCTGGTATGAATTACTATGATATGATTCAGGAGAAGCAGGAATCACATTTGAGGCAGCCACTTGAAAAGCTCATGAAAATCATTACAATGTCTGCTATTGGTTCTATCCCTGATGATTGGGAATTGGTATTCAGCCCCATTCGTAGAAATACTGATGAAGAACAGGCAGACCTTGCTCAGAAGTCCTTCCAGCCCGTTATGGAAGCTTTCCAGTCTGGTTTGATTGATAAAGCTACAGCTCTTAAGGAACTTAGACAACAGCAGAAACGCGTTTCAATGTGGAGCAATATTACAGATGAAATGATAGATGACGCTGTTGAAGAGGATAAAAAGAAAAAGGCTGAAGAAGAAGAAATGGCCAAAAATCTTCAAGAATCAGAGAATGAAGTAGATGACGAAGAAGAGGATAAACCCAAGAAAGGTTTAGCTAAACTATTTGGTAAACGATAATGAAATATACATTTTGGGATAGGTCAAAAGGAATAGAAGCCAATTATCGTTCAATACTTTATCAGTTGGTTCGCTCATTGATAAAGCTGGCGAAAAAGGCAAAAGGAGATATTGATAAATTTAATCAATATGCTTCAGATTATTCCTCAACTAAATCATTCAAAAGGTATTGTTATCTAGCTTCAAAAAGAATGGTAACTCCTGTAGCTAATATAAATGCTCAAACATGGAGGCAAGCTGCTAGAAGGTCTACAAAATCTCGTTTGATATATAAAGCTTTGGTTCAAAATATCAATTCAGGTCTTGACAAATCAATAGCAGAACAAATAGAAAGAAATGCGCAAATAATAAGCACATTACCGTTAGATGTTTCTCGTAAGGTAACAAGAAAAATATACGAAGGAACTATTTCAGGTAAAAGAGCTTCAACATTAACAAAAGAGATAACTCAGTTTACAAGGGAATACTCAAGAGCTTCTGCTAAACTAATTGCTAGGACTGAGGTATCAAAAACACAAACAGCAATTACAAGGTCTCGGTCAGCTAACTTAAGAATTAACTGGTATGTATGGAGAACAGAGGAAGACCAACGAGTTCGTGATAGTCATAGAACAATGGATGACGTTATTGTACCATGGAATTCTCCTCCGAGTCCTGAACTATTAACTAACTTACCTCCTGCTAAAGGCAATGCTTACTATCATGCAGGTGAAATATATAACTGTAGATGTTATCCCGAACCCTTACTTGAAGTCACAGATGTTAGATGGCCGCATAAGGTATATTATTCAGGTAAAATACAAATGATGACCAAACAACAATTTGAAAAAATTTATTAAAAGTTATTTACATTTTCAAACAAGTGGTATATAATAACTTTAGGGGAAAGGAGGTAAGCTATGGAGTATAAAGGTTACAAAATAGAGTCCATCAAGAATGATGGTCACCTCCAAAGGGCTGCATTTGGTATTTACAAGAACGGTAAATTGATTTCAACTGCAACAACTTCAAAAGAAGCGCAACATGAAGTTGACAATATTATGAATCGTCCAGTAACGATTGAATACATTATTGTTAACAAGAAGAATGATTCTAAGTCAAGGGAAACTATAAAGACTACAGAATCTGATGTTGATAAAAAGATAAAAGAGCTCGAAAGAAAATATTCAAATGATAAGACATATTATCTAAGAGATATAAGAAAGGTGTATGATATGAAGGCTATTGATAAACTTGATAAAGCTATTAAATCTCTTGACAGTTGGACATCAGCATACAAACAGTTTGAAGACATTATTGATAAATATTTTAATCAACCGTCTAAAATAAATGCTGAAGTTAAAAAGCTTTATGAAAAGCATAAAGGCGAAGAAGATTTTGAAGAAGCATATAAAAGATGGAATCATCAATAATTTTTAAGGAGGTATATAATGGCTAATCTTATTAAAGCAGATTGTGGTTTCGACCCGAATGCTCAAAAGATGGTATATGAAGTAGACCCTGAAGATATGAAGGTTGAAGAAGGTTACGATCTTAAAGGTGTCACTAATATGCATGTAAACCTTGCTGCTGAAACAGCCGACCTTGAAATTAAAGATTTCAACAATATGGTTAGTGGTAAGATGTATACAATCGTAGCAGCTAATGCAGCTCAGAAGCAGCTTGAGGTTAAACTTCCTGCCAACACCACGTTGTACAATGGAACTATTACAAAGGCTAACGGTATGACTCTGGTTTACAGATTCTTCACTGACGGTATTTCTATTTATTGCCATCGTGGCGTTTATGCCTAAAAGGTGGTGAATGCATGGCAAAGGCATATTACGGTTCTAAAATTTCCGATAATATGACCAAAACTCCTGAAGGATTTCTTATATGTCATAATGTTCCAATAGGTCGAACAGGTGAGTATAAATATCTATCATGCGAAATAGGTCAAGATGGAAACAATGTTATTTCGGTATATAGAACCGATGATGAACTATTTGATCAGAGAACCATCGCTTCGTTTGAAGGGAAGGCGTTCACAGATAATCACCCAAATGAAGATGTGACTTCAGATAATTGGAGCATGTACTCAAAAGGTGAGATTTCAAATGTTAGAAGAGGCAAAGGTGAATTTAATGATTGTCTCGTAGCTGACATTTTGGTTAGAGACCCGGTTACAATCAATGAAATTGAATCCGGTGTAAAAAGAGAAGTTTCAAGTGGTTATGATTGTGAATATGTTACTAAGGATGGAAAAACATTCCAACGTAACATTATCGGCAATCATGTATCACTAGTAAACGCAGGCAGAGCAGGACACAAAGTTGCTATTCGTGATTCTGAGATGCCTGTTTTTTCTGTTAGTAAAAGGAATAAGCTTAATAAAGCTATTCTGAATTTGCTATAAATTAAGGAGGAATAAAATGACAACCAAAGATGCAATTAAGAATTTCCTTCTGAAGCTTAAGTCAATGGATGAATCAACCGTTTCCGAAGAGGTTGTTGATGCTGCTTGCGAAATGGCGGAGGAAGTTGCTAAAGCTGAGGACGAGGAAATTAAAGAGACTGAGGTTGAAGAGACCGAGACCAAAGATGAGTGCAAGGACGAGGACCTCGAAGAGAAGATTGAGAAAAAGGTTTCCGATGCTCTGAACCGTGCACTTGCTGCTTATGGCATTAAGGACACTTCAACAAAGGCTCTGGATGAGCTGGAAGCTGAACTCGAGAAGGAAGAGGAAAAGGACGAAGACCCCAGTTCTGAGGAATCCGTTACTATCGATCCCGAGAAGATTGAAGCTAAGGATTCTGCTGAAGAGGTTAAAAAGGCCATTCGTGATATGAAGCCTGTCCTCGCTGCTATCGAAGACCCCATTGCTCGTAAGAAGGCGACTGATGCATTTGTGAAGATGGCTCGTATGAATATGACAACCACTTCTACTTATGCTGATATTCAGTCCGCTATTGGTAACAATGGTAAGAAGGCTAATGACTCTAAGCCCATTGTTACGGACGCTGACTATGACCATGGTATGGATATTGCTAAGCGTTTCAATCCGCACTATATGAAGGAGGGTAAATAATATGCCGGGTAAAGTAATTGGTATTAAGATGAATACTGGCTATGTTGGTACCGTTTCAGCTTCTGCTGATGCTATCATTCAGGGCCGTATTGCTAAGAAGCTCATTAAGTTTGGTGAGCCTGTTGTTCTTGTGGCAGCTGAGAATAAGTATCTTGGTGTTGCTGATAGCATTACAGGTGGTACTGTTTTTACAGCTACACAGTTTGCTGGCATCGCTGTTCGTGAGGTTGTTCAAGCTAATGTGTACGATCCTCAGGAAACTCCTGGTTATGCTGCTAACTCTGTTGTTGATGTTCTGACTCGTGGTCAGTGCACTGTACTTTGTCAGAGAGGTACACCTACTGCCGGTGGTACAGTTTATGTTCGTACTGCTACAAGTGATACTTATCCCACTGCTGTGGTTGGTGGCTTTGAGGCTTCCGAGGAAACTGGTAAGACCGTTGCTCTGACAAATGTTCAGTGGACTACTGGCAACATGAATGCAGATAAGGTTGCTGAGGTAACCGTTCTGACCCGTAATAAGGCGTAAGGAGGTATATAGATGATTACTAGAGATTTTTCTTCTACCGGTATCGCCTTTGGCGGTGCAGATAAGATGTCAGTTCTGAGTGATAGCTCTCTCGGCAATGGCATGGGTGCTGCTATGGCTACCCGCGATGCTGCTGGTATTGCTCAGGGTATGGCTTTCCTGGAGGGTGAACTCGAAAAGAGAGACCCCAAGATTCGTGAGCCCCTCACTTCAGTAACTTGGCAGCGTGATATTGTTGCTAAGACCGGTGGCGGTTGGGTTGATTTCACTTCTACTTACAATGTAGATTATGCTACAACCGGCGCTAATAAGTCTGGTCTGATTGCTGGTCAGACAGATAACATTCCTCTGATGCAGGCTAACGTCAATAAGGACATCTTCAAGGTGTTCAGCTGGGCGCAGGCCATGAAGATTCCCTTTGTTGATAACCAGAAGCTGCAGACCATTGGCCGTTCTCTGGACACCCTGCTGGATAAAGGTATTCGCCTGAACTATAACAAGTCCATTGATGAACTGGTTTACAAGGGCATCGACACAGTTGGTGTTACTGGTATCGTTAATGACCCCAACCTCGTTACTTCTTATGTTGATAACAATGAGGCCGGTACTTCCCGTAAGTGGAAGGATAAGACCGTTGATGAAATCCTGTGGGATGTCAATAAGGCCATCACCGAGGCTTGGGAGGCTTCCGAGTATGATGAGAATGCTATTCCCAACCACATCCTGATTGCTCCTGAGGATTATGCTTACATCGTATCAACTCGTATCGGTACTTCTGGTGATGAGAACATCCTGAACTACCTGCTGAAGAACAATCTGGCGGTTAACCAGGGTAGAGACCTCTCTATTTATCCCTCACGTTGGTGCAAAGGTGCTGGCGTTGATGGTTCCAACCGTATGGTTGTTTACGTCAATAACGACGATTTCCTGTATTTCGATCTGCCCGTTCCTCTGACTCGCGTGATGACCCAGCCCGTTGCTCTGCAGTTTGCGTATATCACCATTTACGCTGCTCAGATGGGTCAGGCGAAGTTCCTGTATTGGCAGCCTGCTCGTTATTACGACGGTATCTAAACAAACTTATAAACAGAAAGGTTGATAAATATGTCTGAAGTCGCTATTATCGCAACCCGTAGATTTCAGTTTGGCGCTGGCCTGATGCGAGATGGTTCTTTTGATAGATTCGTAACTACTCCCAATGTAACCATGATGATGCCTGAGCGGTTTATGAACGACCCTTTGTTCATTAAGGCTCATGAGCTTGGCCTTCTGATGGTCGTCAGTAACGTAAGGTCAGCTCCTGTTACATCCGTGGCTCCTGCTAAGGTAGTTAATACCCCTAAGACCGAAGATGTCTCTGAGGATAATCCTGACGGTTCTGGTGAAGCGGATGAGCTTGCTAACATGTCAGTAGAAGAACTACTCGAGAAGGCCGAAGAACTCGGTATTGATGTTCCGGATGGAATTGGCAAGAAGAAGCTTAAGAAGCTGATTCGTGAAGCTATGTAATTTGTAAATATAAAGGAGGCCCCACAATGGATTTTATTTCGATGCTTGGTTATAATAACTCAGCATATATTCAGGAGGTATTTACCACTGCTGGAGCCTCCAATGTATTTACAGAGGATAATCCTCCGTTTACGGCTTCTGATTTCTACAAAACATTTCCCAAGTTTCATGATTGTGATAACGGAGTAGAAATTCCCGACTACATCATCTCAATGTTTATTAACATCGCTGACCATTCAATTAAGGAACGCAGGTTCAAAACAATGTGGAAATATTGTATGTGCCTTTATGTAGCGCATTTGGCTACACTTTACCTTCAGGTGCAAAATGAAGTTCCTGGTTCCGCTGCACTTATTTCTTCGGCAATGCCAAGAGGAATAGCTGCAAGTAAATCTGTTGATGCTTTGAGTATATCATACGACTATCAAGGCGTATCAGAAGACCTCAAAGGTTATGGAACATTCAAATACACAGTTTATGGTCAGCAGCTTGCAACATATGCAAGAATGTACAGAGGAGCAGGGATGTGGGTTAATGGATGATATGGTAAAGTTTACTCAGAAAATGAGTAACGTTTACATAGCAAAAAAGGCATATGAATTCCTCGTGTCACATGATGTTCTGGTTGGTATTCCTCAGGAAACATCTACAAGGGAAGGCGAAGATGTGACAAATGCTGAATTGCTATTTATCCATACTAATGGTTCTCCCATTAGGAACATTCCTCCCAGGCCAGTTATTAAGCCGGCATTAAAGAATTCTGATAACGAAATAAAACGTTATCGATTAAAGGTATTAAAAACTGCTGTACAAGGCGATTTTCAAGGTTCACTTGAAGATATGGAACGTTTAGGTATGAAAGCTCAAAACGTTTGTAGAAAATGGTTCGTAAATCCTGAAAATGGATGGGCTCCAAACTCGCCGGCAACAATCGCTCGTAAAGGTAGCGATAGACCTTTGATTGATACTGGTGAACTTCGAAAATCAATAACTTATGTAGTAAGAAAGAGAGGAGCAGGAAGATGATTTATATCGGTGAACTTATTACTGACCCTGATTTTTCTCAGGTAATCACAGTTAAACGTAGAGTTGCCAATGTAGTAAATCATCGTTTTGTAGATACTCCTTCTGAATTTAAGTGTGCAGCAGTTATCACGATAAATAATCCTAAAACCCTAACAAATGACCCTCAATTCGAGAGAGATGAAGAAAGCATTAACGTATTCACTAATAAAGAGCTTTACACGACTGGCGAGTATAATATGTATAAAAACATCTCGGACATCGTATATTTTGAGGGGCACGAATATAAAATAGTTTCAGTTAAAAACTATGGCAAAAACGGCTTTTATCATTCTATTTGTGAAAGGATGAAATCAACATGAAAGAAATAATCCTTCCAATAGAAGATATTGAAACATTGTGTGCTCAAATTGCTACAACAATTTCTGGTTATAACGAAGAACAAGTAATCGTAGCTTATGAGCAGCAAGGTAATCCGGCAAATGGAATAAATGATAATTTTATTTATTGCTATGTATTGCCGGTTGACGATACAATATCAAAATACGTAAATAGGTATCAAGAACAAATAAGGACTGATGAAGAGGTTAGTTTTACGAGAGCAATCCAGAATACTGACACCTTTGCAGTCCATTTTATCATTTATGGACCAGATGCTGGAGAGACGGCAAGAAGGATGCAGCTTCGTTGGTATGCTACGGATATTAAAACAACTCTGGCAAATAAAAACCTTTATACAATTCCCGGTGCTGGTTCCGGTATTACACGAGTCCCTGAACATTACAACGGCCAGTGGTGGAATAGGTATGACTTGGAATATCAGATTTATTCGACTACTCAGGTCGTTTATGATATAGATACATTTAAGAAACTCAATCTTACAATGGAGGAGGATATTTAATATGGCTATTTCCATTAAGGATATTGTTAATGTTACGGTCCAGGTAGACCAGGGCATTGCTACAGTATCTGATTTTAATGTCGGCCTGATTCTTGGTAGTTCAGCTGTTCTGAATGCTAATACTCGTACAGCTACATACACAAGTCTGGCCGCAATGTCATCTGCAGGTTTTGGAACAGATTCACCTGAGTATAAAGCCGCTTCGCTTTATTTTGCTCAGTCACCCAGTCCCGCTAAGGTAGTTATTGGTTTCCAGAATAAGACAGGTTCTGAGACACTGGTTCAGGCAATCACAGCTTGCCGTAAATCCGATAATACATGGTTCGGCGCTATGTCAACTAGTGAGTATACCGCTCAGGAACTTCAGAATCTGGCTATTTATCTTGAGAGTGTAGAGGTTCCTGCTTACTTTATTTTCCAGGACAAAGATGAAAACGACCTCGTAACTGATGGTAGTGCCGTTAGTAACATTTTCAAGACACTGAAGACTGCTGGTTATAAAAACATGTTGGGCTTCTATTATACTGAGGCGAATGATGCAAATGGTTACGAAGTTTCTGCGGCTGTTCTGGGTCGGATTTGTGGTCTTTCTTCCGGTGATTCTAACTCTGCTTTTGATTTGGCCTATAAGTCTTTGGTTGGTGTAAAATCTGAGAACATTACTTCAGTCCAGCTTCAGAATCTTAAAGGTTATTGTGGTAATGCTTATGCTAACTACGGTAACAAGTACGATTTCATAACATCGTCGCTGATGTCAAGCGGTTACTATTTTGACGAGTATTATGCTATTCAGCTTATTCGTAGTTACATTGAGCAGAATGTAGTAAATTCTCTAATCAACAATCGAGTAATTCCCATGACTGATGATGGCGTAGCTGTTATCACAAATCAGATTGCTTACTCATTTGAGCAGATTAAGAACATGGGCTATATTGCTTCTGGTATTTGGAATGCTGCTCCTGTTAGAACTCTTGCTACAGGTGATGCCCTTCCCAATGGTTACATCATCTTCGCTGATTCTGTTGATACACTTTCAGCTTCAGAAAGAGCTCAGAGAATTACACCTCCCATCGTTTGCTGTGTTAAACTGGCTGGTGCAATCGAATACATTAGTATTTCAGTATTTGTAAATCGATAAGGAGGTGTAATAAATGGTTAGAACTTATAGCTTCGAGAATACTATCGTTACCATCTCCCATCCTGACGTAGGGCAATATACAATGTATGGAGCCGGCCTTGGTGATATTACGATTTCTCGTTCCAATGATGAAACTTCTCATGAGATTTCTGCTGACCTTTCTGTTCTGATTAGTAAATCAGTAAAGAAGAATGGTACAGTCACAATCAACGTACTTCAGGCTTCTGATGCAAATGACTTCATACTTCGTCTCGTTAAATATGTTGAGACTGCTGTTCCTGCCGTATTTGCTCAGACTCAGATTTCCATTGAAAGCAATTCAACTGGTGAGAAATGGGTATGTACAGGAGTTTCACCTCAGAAGATGGTTGATGTAACATACGGTGCTCAGGGCACTACTAAGGCTTGGAACATGATGGCTGCAAGCATTGAAGTTCAGTAATAATTAGAATAGAGGTATAAACAAATGAATGCAAATATCAATACAAAAAGAGAAACTGAAAAGCTTATTGAGATTGATGGCAGACAATTTATTATTAAGAAGTACGATCCGCTTCTTGGTAACTATATTGTAGCTCAACTGCTTATGTACACAATGCCTTCAGGATTCACCCAGATCAGCCAGGATGTTCCAGGAGGAACTCAACCTAATAAGCCCATAATGAATAAGGGTGAATTTATTGAGCTCCAGAAGGATATTCTAAGCTGTTGTGGTGAAGTCCTCCCGGCTGGTACAGCTCAGGTAATCAATAGCAACGGAACATATGGTATCACAGGTTTTGATAGTCAACTTGCTCTTAAGCTTTTGATTGCGGCAGTAGCTTTTAATTTCAGAGATTTTTTCGACGCAAGCTCCCTTGGCTCACTGATGGAACCCAAAGTGGAGCGGTAAAAGGAAAATGCATTACCTCCAGTAATGTTGATCAACTATTGTTCTTACCAGTCACAAAAGGATTATGGCAGCAACACGAACTATGGGACGGTACATACACCTTTGATGACTGGTGGAACATAGTTGAATTGATATTACTGGAAGCAAAGAATGAAGAGATAATGATGCAAGAGGTAAACGATAGGAGGTGATTGATGTGAATCCTCAGAGCTTGGAAGAGTACTTAGTATCGATAGGTTGGCAAGTTGATAAAAAATCATTTGCTGAGGCACTTGGTTCTCTTTCACAATTCAAGGATACGTCAAAAATCCTCAGTATGAATGCAGGTCAGCTTTTGCTTAAAGCTGCATCATCATTTATAAAAATAGGTTGGCAGGTAACGAAAACAATTTTCGATATGTCAAGCGCGATGGCTCAAACAGATATAACTGTAGAACGGTTTGCTAGAGCCACTGCTTCATCAGAAAGAACTGCTAGAGCTTACATGAGGACAATGGAAGCATTGGGGCAAGATGCCACAAGCTTTGAAGATTTGTTCCTCATGACAAATGAGGAGTACGCCAGATTTAAGGATATTTATGCTTTGTCCCAACGTCTGGAAGCTCCTCAAGGGTTACAAGATACTTTAGTTAGTATCAGAGATATACAGCATGAGATAAACAAATTTAAGATTATTCTGCAATATGCAGGTGACTGGTTTGTTTATTTCTTAGGTGAGCAGCTTGGCGTTGAAATTGATGACCTGAAACAAGGGCTCAAAGGAATAAACGATTATCTTGAAGAGAACATTCAACCTAACACCAAAAAGCTCGCAGAATTCGTTGCTCCATTCTTAAGGATAATTATTGAGATTCTTACTTGGCTTACTAAAGTAGGAACGAAGATAATGGAGGTTGGTTCAGAATCAGAAGTATTTGAAACTATAGGTGGTTTGCTAGATTCAATAGGAAACGCACTATCTACAATATTTGAATTGCTGAATCTGATTCTTGGCCTTGACGGTGACTTAAATTCTCTAGCTGCTACATTCGAGATAATTGGTGCAGTTCTTGATGCAATATCAACTATTATAAACGGAATTGCTGATACGATTAAGTTTATTATAGCTTTGATTAAAGGTGAGAATTTCGTCGACGCACTCGAAAAAAGCTATTCAAATACAGCTGAATCGTTCAACAGAGGTCGAGGCCATATCGATAGACTTCTTGGTTTGCAAGATACTCGAGCTGCTATGGAGCGAACAGCTGTACAAACAAAAGTAGCAAATGATTTGGCTGCTGGCATGAATCGGTACGAAACAAATAATCGTACAAACAACAATAATACTACAGTTAATAATACATTCAATATCAATGGTGCCAAAGAACCTGCTGCTATTGGTAATGAGGTTTATAAAGCTGCTATCCGCTCAGCCGATAATAATGCATTGGTAGGTGATTAACATGGCAAACAATAACGCTGTTATTTATACAAAAACAAATATTGGTGGATTATTCTTCGATTGCTATGTCTCATTCAGTCACAACAGTGAATTGGAAATCACCTCACATCAGGTAGAAACAGGAGCAAACATCTCAGACCATTCATATGTTAAACCCAAAACATTGGTTGTCGAAGTTATGATGTCTGATGTGCTTACAGCTACTTCGTCAGATTCGTTTAACAATGCTGAAAGCCGCTCAATTGGTGCTTATGAAGCTTTGATAGCTTTACAGAACGCTAGAACTCCTGTTACTGTTCTTACTCGATTGGCTCAATATGATAATATGCTTATTAAAAGTATTGATGCTCATGATGATGCAGACACAGTTCATGGACTATCAGCTACGGTTACATTGGTTGAGATTCCTGTCGCAAGGCTTAAAACAGTTAAAATCAGTGCCTACCCTCAAGCTACTTCTTCTACTCCCGTTGGTATTCTAAACCCAACTCCTGCACCAAAGAAAACGCAGAAGGCATTGACAAGGCAAGTTGCCGGTGGCAAGCCTGATATTGTTAGAAGGGCAACTTCTATGTTCATAAATTAAGGAGGTGTTTAGATGCTTTATAAAATTCCTGTTACAACACTTCCCAATAACACATTTAATATAAATGTTCCAGTTGGAGATGAGAACCTTTATTTCAAGCTACAGTTTACATATAATTCAATAGGTAAATACTGGATGCTTTCAATATACGATGCTGATACTTTGGATTGCATTATCAGCAATTTGAATATGATAGAAACATATGGTGAATATGCTGATTTGGTAAAGCTATTTTCATATAAGCATATTGGTGCACTATATGTGGTTAACGTTGGTTCAGTCAATTCCTCAATGCCTGACGATACGAATTTTGGCACAGATTTTGAATTAGTTTGGAGTGATACAGCCTCATGATGACATTTCCCTTTACAGGTAAATTCAAAGTAACGGCTATTTTTGGTGCTTCAGACCAAGAGCTGTGGGCAAATAACGGGCACGAAGGAATTGACTTCGCTTCTCAAGGAGATAAAACAATCGTATCGGTTACTGAAGGAACTGTTGGCTGGGTAAAACGCTCCAATAAGGGTTTTGGGAATCATGTATGGGTAAAGAATGATGACGGTTATGGTTGCATTTACGCTCACATGAGTTCAATCCTTGTTAAAGCTGGCGATAAGGTTGGTGCTGGAACAGCTCTTGGAATTCAAGGTGCTACAGGAAACGTAACTGGTCCACACCTTCACTTTGAGGTTCATGCTTCGCATACATTCTACTATCATAGAGACTTGATAAATCCAGCTAATTAGGTATAAACACATATGGCCTTCTCGGTAAGGTGTTCACAGGCGGAGGAGCTATAACATATCCTGAACATAATAGTTACGTAGATAATGGCTCTTATGATTCAGATATAGGCGGAGGAGGTAACGATGGAACAACAGGTTCACTTGACCAAAGCTTTATTGAAGCCATCGTTAATTCTCCGTTGTATAAAGTAATTGGTGACCCAGTTTACGGTGATATACTTTACGGTAGAAAATACAGGGTACTGATTGCCGATTCAAACAATAATTCGATTGATGTTTCAAATCTTAGGTGCACATTTGAGATTAAGAAAACTGCTTATGCTGAAGTAAATTATAGTATTATTACTATTTATAATTTGTCAGCACAAACAGAATCACAGATGATGACCACAGCAAAACGTGTTGTTGTTGAAGCAGGATATGTAACAGGACAATATGGAACGATATTTGATGGTTTCGTATTTCAAGCGATACGTGGTAAGGAGAACGGCACTGATTATTATCTTAAGTTTATTTGTCTGGATAGCTCGAGATATTTGGACGAAGCTGTTGTTAATTTGTCTCTTACAAATTATGCTACTATGCGTCAGGTTGTTTATAACTGCACTAAAGCTTCGACAGAGACGATAAATCTTGGACAAATTCAAGTTCCTAATGTTTCATACCCGAGAGGAAAAGTTTTATTCGGTATGGCAAAGGAATACATGAATCAAATAGCTCGTTCAGGTAATGCTACATTTTATTGTGATGATGGCAAAGCTAATATTGTGGCTGCTGCTTCTGTTCCATCAACTGAGGTAATCGAGCTTGGTCCTGATTCTGGTTTGATTGGAGTTCCTGAACAGTTTCAATATGGTGTAAGATGTAAATGCTTGCTTAATCCAAATATTCGGTTGGCTTCACTTTACAGATTGGATAACTCAAAAATAATTGCAGCTCAAAGGACACTCAAAGAAAATCTATCTGAAACATTTTATAAATTAGATACAGAAGGCTTATATAGAGTATTTGCTATAACTTATATAGGTGACACCAGAGGTCAGGACTGGTATATGGAAATTGATAGTGTTGCTCAAGCTGGCGAACTTCCTGGCTTTATGCAGAGCTATATTGATTATGGGGTGTAAATATGGCTGTTAGAATTACAGACCTGGTTCCAACTGAAGAGGAGACCCAAGCCAAAAAGGAACGATCAATAATGTTTAAGTTGAAAGTTTCTTTCCCAGCTAAGGTTACTTCAGTTAATAAGAATGGCACAGTTAATATTCAGCCGGTAATCAGAGAAAAACTGCTATCAAGTTCAAATAGGGTAAGTTATGTAAATCTCCCTATTATTCCTAATGTTCCTATTTGCTGGCCATCTGCAGGAGGTTATTCAATAACATTCCCAATTAGTGTTGGTGATGAATGTTTGGCTGTTATTTCTGACCAATCATTTGATAACTGGTGGCTGTATGGTGGAGTTCAAAATCCTATTGAGTATAGAAGGCATGACCTAACAGATGCTATTGCTATATTTGGTCCTAAGTCAATTCCTAATACTTTACCAGGACCGCAAGGATTAACTCTAAGAGGTCCCAAAGGTAAGGGTATAGAAATACTCAAAGATGGCTCAATAAACATTCTGAGTGGTACTGGTGCTTCTCTGGTGATAAAAGGGAATAATATCACAGCTAAGGTTGGAAGTTCATCATTACAGCTTACTGCGGAAGGTGTAGTAATCAAAGGTAAACTCACAGTTGATGATATTGAGTTTAAGGAACATAAGCATACAGCTCCTGCAGGCGGAGGAGAGACAAGTGGGGTGATTGCATGAAATATCGAAAGCTTGATAATAATGGTGATTATTCCTTTGGCTCTGGCTTTTCAGATTTTATTTATGATAAAAACGCCATCGCTCAAGCTATTAAAACAAAAATCTTGCTGTTTTATGGTGAATGGTGGGAGCAGATAGATGATGGTATTCCAATGTTTCAATCAATACTTGGTGCCTATGATACTGAAACAGTCAAGCTAGCTTCAAATAGGCTGATGATTGATCGTATTCGTCAGGTCGATGGAGTTACAGATGTTTCTGAAGCCAAAACAAATGTTATTGGTCGAAAGCTGTATTTAAGCTACAGAGTAGATACAATTTATGGACAAATAGAAGGAGGTGTTGAGGTTGGCTGATACATATACTGCTCCATATATCGATGACGCAGGACTTCATATCCCTACATATGCTTCAATATTGGAACAGCTTGTAGATGATATGAAAACCATTTTCGGTTCAGATATTTATCTTGAAAACGATTCAATGGACTATCAGCAGCTTTCAATCCATGCAAGATTCATTTATGATACATATCTGGCACTTCAGATAGCATACTCAAGCAGGTCTCCTGCTTATGCAGTTGGTGTTGCTTTGGATTCGCTTTCTCCTTTGTTTGGCGTATATCGAATTCCGGCAACTAAATCAAACGTAGAACTTACAATTACAGGTGAAAGTGGAACAATTCTTAATCACTGTGTTGCTTCTGATAGTTCGGCTAATAAATGGATTATTCCTGACGGTACAACTATTCCTGATACTGGTGCTATTACGGTGCAGTGTGAATCTGAGGAATACGGAAGAATCCTTTCAGCTGCTAATACAATTACAAATATTGATACTCCTGTTTATGGTTGGCTTTCTGTAACTAATAATTCACCTTCTACTCCTGGTGTTGATACAGAAACAGATGCTTCACTTAGAGCTAGAATGTTTAATGCTTCGTTTGCTCCTGCTTATTCAATTCTTGAAGGCATGATTTCAACATTGAATAATATAACAGGTGTAACAAGAGTTGTTGGCTATGAAAACGACCAGGACACGGCAGATGCAAATGGTATTCCTCCACATTCAATTTGTGTTGTTGTGGATGGAGGAAAAGATGAGGATATTGCCATTCAGATTTATATGAAGAAAACACCTGGTGTTGGTACATATGGTACTACATCAGTTGATGTTACTTCAATTTACGGCAATCAGAACACAATTAAGTTTTATCGCCCAACAGCTACTCCGGTATATTTCAAGATTGGAATTAAGCAGCTGCCTGGATATAATCCTGAAGTTCTTAATACAATCAAGGAAAAGCTGAATGAATATCTGGACACACTTCAGATTGGTGATGCTATTTATAATTCTTCTGTCTGGGGCGTAATACTTTCAGCTCAGTCTGCTCTGAATAATCCTACATTTGCTATTACTTCAGTTCAGATGTCTACTGACGGTACAACATATTCAACAAATGATATTACATGTGCTTTTAACGAGTATCATAAAACAGATAATGATAAAATCACTATTACAGTGACGCAGTGAGGTGTTTAAATGGCTATTGAAGTTCAGAATTATATAGACCTAATCACTTCAGAGTATTACAATAATCCTAAGTTTACCACAATGACTCGTAAGATATTGGAAAAGGATTATGCTTCAACTTCAATACTTGAGCATTTGTGGGACTATTTCAAACTTGATACAGCAACAGGTTCGCAGCTTGATGTAATAGGCCAATATCTCAACATAACGAGAGAACTTCCTATTGACAGCTCCGTTTTACCTGATGTACTAACAGATGACCTTTACAGGCTGGTTCTTAAAGCTAGAGTACTTCAATATCATTGGGATGGAACGATAGAGGGTATTTACAAAATAACTCGAGAGCTCCTTCCCAATACGCTAATTTGGTTGGTAGACAATCAAGATGGCTCATATCAGATGTTGCTAATGTCACCTAATTTTGATGATAAAATATCTGAGCTGTTTATTCTTGGTTATATTACACCAAAACCTGCTGGCATTAAAGTTACTTACACATTGTTCGAAAAGCCGTTCTTCACTTGGGATAAAGATGAGCAATATTATAAAGGCTGGGATAATTCCGTATGGCTTAGATAAGGAGGTGTTCATATGGGTCAAAATAAACTGTTACCATTTAATCCAAATAATCAGAATATCCTCACTGATGCTGCTTATCAAGCTAGCTCAGAGCGATTGAATGGCAATACGAAAGGTTCAACAGCAAACTCTGAGCTGGTAAATAAAGCTCTAAAACAGGCTGGAGCAGTAGCCAATGCAATTGGACAAATTGTTACAATCAACAATGGACCTGATGCTGATGATAGTAAACCTTCAGATATTGCTCTCGGTATGTTCCAGAACCTGAAGTCAACATATCATGCAAGCTTTTCAGTTGCTGACAATGGAACATGGAACCTGACAATAGCAGATGCACTTTCATCATCACAAACATTGCCTACGATGATGTATGGTATTTTCGCTTCAATCACTGCTTCACCTGCTGATAATCAAAAGGTTAGCATTAATGGAGGAACGGCTATTCCCATTAAGGTTAATTCAACTGATAATCTTAAAGCTGGCGATTTTACAGCAAATGCAGCAAATCCCCTCCCGATGCTGTTCCTGGTTAATAACAGTATTGCTTACCTTCAGATTTGGGTAAAACATACAGACCAGGTATTCCCAAGTTACGGAACTACTACTGTTACAGGAGCTGGCTGGACAGCAGTTGTTGAGGGAGAAACATTCAGTAAAGTAATAAATATTGCTGGCGTTTCATCTGATTCTTTGGTCAATGTACAAATTGATTATACTGTAATTAAGAAGTTCCTCGACAACTCTGTTTATGGTATTTATGCTTCAAACACAAATGGAACGGTTACGCTGTTTGTTCAGGCAGATGAAGCTCCTAACTTCGATTTCAATATCCAGTACACTATCGAAAAGTTTACTACATAAGGAGGTGTAGCTTATGGGTATTCGTAGAGGTACTACACCAAAACTTATATATCAGCTTGATATTCCCGCTTCAAACCTTCAAGCATTTAGGATAGCTTTTTCTCAGTCATCAAATATCCTATTTATACTTGATGAAACGTCAGAACAGGTAACAACTGAAGATAACAAAATTATTGTTCATTTTACACCTGAACAAACTCTGATGTTTACAGTTGGAATTGATGTTGATACTCAAATCAGAGCAAAGGTAGCTGGTGAAATATATGCAACAGATATTTTCTCAGTTGACCCGCTCTGTATTTTGGAGGACGGTGAATTGAATTGACATTAAATTGTAAATTGATTCCCGAACCTAAAACATTGTACATGAAATTTATTGAGGAACCGAGAATATTATCGGCTAAACTTAATATTGAGAACTTAGTAGACCTCGAATATTATGATGGTCCATATATCTCGATTCCCAATAAATTTGCTCAAACATATCCAACATCGAATAAGGTTATGAGAGAAGATTTTGTGGTTGATGAAATCCAATATGCTCAAGTAACGAATCTCGCTGGCGGGCTAACTACAACTATAGG